TGCAGTCACAGGAGCGGCAACTGTATCCACAACACTGGGAGTCACAGGTGCATCAACACTAGACGGTGTCACAATCACAGACAACACTGTTAGTTCAAATGCCTCTAATGCTAATTTAGAAATATCAGCCAACGGCACGGGTGTTGTAAGCCTAAGTTCAGATGGCACATTCTCAAGCCTAGCCGGAGACACTTGGAATGATAATTTTGGTCCCGTAGATAGAGCCAAAGGTGTTCATATGTTTAGAACAGAAACCATAGGCAGTGCCCTAACATCCAGTTCAGACAGACGACAAGGACACTTGATAGGACAGCAATACACATTGGGCAATTATTCAAGTTCAGACAAGGACAACAGATACAGAGCACAGACAGTAGGTGTAGCGGTGGACCTTAATGGTGCCACAGTCAACTCCACAAACAATTTTGCAGGTGCACTGGGTGCCCAAGGACAAGCGGCTGTGGAAAACAGAGATGCCAGCAACGCAGGAACAATAGGTAACACAATAGGGGTCATGGCCGGAAGTTATTTCTACTCACCACAAACTGTCAACGTCACAAATGCACACGGTATGTTCTCATATGTGGAACAAGACGATGGTGGTGGAGCAATCACAACAACAAACGCATTCGCATACAAGGCACAGATCAACAAACTTCACGGCACAATGACAAATGGTTATGCTTATTACATTGATGCCAATGGTGCAACCAACAAGTATGGTTTCTATGACACAACAAATTCACTGTCTAGATTTGGTGCTGTACAATTAGACAACCAATCAGGTGATCCCACACACGGTGCAGACAAATCATTCATATATGCCAAGGATGAATCATCTTCATCTGAAGTGTTTGTGAAAGATGAAGCAGGCAACGTCACAAAAATATCACCTCACAACACGCAAGGTGAATGGGAATACTATTCTAAAAATATAAAAACAGGCAAGACTGTTAGAATTAATATGGAAAAACTTGTTGCAGAGGTTGAAAAACTTTCAGGCAAAACATTCATAGAAAACAAATAATGACTACCAAAGAGAGATTGTACAAACTTGAACAAAAAATAAATCTCTTGATCAACAATCACATGGCACATTTAGATTCACGTGTCAAACGCAACGAATGGCTGTTGTACACCATATTGATGTTTTTGATTGGTATCAGTTTTAAGATGTGGTTTTAACTTCCCATCTACGTTTGCACACACCACACATTATCTTCCAACCATAGGGTATTTTAGTTAGATTCTTTGCCGCAGGGCATTCCAAATCCTCACGACCGCATGACTTGTTCTTACGATCCAAAACGAATCTGCACACATGGGGATTGCCGTTGCACACTCGATTGCCAGGCAAACTGGCCCTTGAGCTCCGACCTGTGGTTTTGCTGACATGACGACGGCTTTCACTGCATTTGAAATGTCCATATGGGGTGATTTTTTCGTTGAAGTTTTTCAGTGCCAGGTATCCTTGTTGTCTTAAAAGGCACTAAAAGAAATAGGAGTACCTAGCACATCAATTGAAAGTTTCATGAAACCAATAAACTTCCAAAACTATTTATATGCACATATTATCTGGGTATCATTTCTGGCTGTGTATGGGACTAACCCTGTTAGTCCAAAAACTCGTTGCACTCGTTTTTATTTGTTTTCTTTAATTCGCGAACAATCATTTAACTTGATGTTGAAGTCACAAGATGGCTATATGCAAATTTTAGAATAAAAAAAAATGCACATAACCATCTTTTGTGCTTGATGTCTCGCACAAAATTCTATTAGATTTACAGCAGACGGATGTATTGGAACTGCTAAACGTTTGATCTATTACGGATCAAATAAAATCTCTGGCCCTTACAAATATGTGCAAATAGAAGTACACATATTAAAACTAGGTCATTAGCCATCATATTACGACTAGTGTTTTAGCCACTGGTTAGACTTGGCTTTGTCTTTGTTTTTGCCTGAATGCCTTTGCTTGGAGCCTTTGTCTTTGCCTTTTTATTTTTCTTATTTGTTGGGGAGTTAGTGCCATGATGTTGCATTTGAACAGTTTTTCAAAATTACGAATTGCTGTTTCTTGATGTTTTGCCTGATTGTTTTGAAGTGTATTAATGTGCCTTTGCTGTGGAGTTATCTGTGCCTGCATACTGTTATATATCACGAACTCAGAAATAACGGGTCTTTTCTGGATCTGAACTAAATAATAGTAAAGCAAAACAATAACATAGGAGGCACTAAAAATGATACAATCAACGTATAAAGACATTTTAGCCAAAGGAAACAACAACAAATACTACGAACAGTCATACGACGAGCGTAGAAAACTAATACAACACGTACACGCTGTTACCGGAATGGTAGTGTATAGAGGTCCAAATTGGGAAGACAGCCGTGACTGGAAACAGTTTAGGGCAGAAATGATGGAGCCAGTAAAATGGGCCAAAGGCAAATACAGTTGGAATCCCAGCATAGATGATATGCTGTGGGCATTTCAACAACTAGGCTTTCATGAATACAACGGACAACCGGCTAGGGTGTCTGTGAAAATGGTTGATAATTTTAACAAATATTGTAGCATCATAGCCAAAATGTGGAACACATACAATCCAGAGTATAAGATGACTGCTGATGAAATACAGATTAAGATGACTGAAGAAATAACGCAGAATGCATATGGTAATCTATCCAAGTTTATAATACCAAAACAACCAAAATAACCAAAAGGAGTAAAATGACCAATACACAAACACCATGGAATAAAGGACTTACTGGATTAGCCGCAGGATGGACACCAGCAAGAAGAAAGAAAATGAGCATAAAACAAAAACGCTGGTTAAGGAGAAATCCTGATTCACCAGTGGGACAAAAAGGTCCTAGGAAAGGATTGTGGTTAACTGGACCAGATCCCAAGGTGCACAAGCACTATTACAGATTTTTGAAAGCCAAAGCACAAGCCAAATTTTGGAAACAAAAGTGGACCATTATGTGGGAAGATTACCTTGATTTTTTTAAAACCATGCATGGCAGATGGGGTCGCGGCAAGAAGTCAAAAAACTTATGCAGGATCAATACCAAACAAGGCTGGCACATATGGAATGTGCAAATGATGGTAAGAGGACAGGCCATGCGAAGACCAACAAAAAACAAGCGTATAAAACCAAAAGGTAAAGGATCCAAAGCACGTGGTATCAACTGGAGAAGGGGAGGTCATGTTAATGGATAACGAACAACGGATAAAACAACAATCTGAATTTGTTATGGCACTGCACAAAGCCGCAAATCAAAAAGAGTACAATCACAAACAAAAAATATCACTTGCAAAATTAGGTAAAAAAATGCCTCGTAAAGCAATAACCAAGGAGAACAAATGAACAGAAAAAGAAAAGAAGAAATAAAAAAACGAAACGAGAAGATACAAAAAGCAATTGATAAAAATGATAAAAAAGAAGGCAGTAAGTTAAGACAACTGCTGGCTGAATTAAATGAATCACGTGGCCCGGGGGACAGCAAAGGAAGGGCAGAGGACATTTTAGAAATAATCAAAAAACGTGAATACGAAAAAGAACTAGATAGAACACTAGAAAGACACGCAACACTGTTGTCTAAAGTGTTTCTTAATAAAATTTTTATCAGCATACTCAACAACAAATAAATATGTGTATCATTCATTTATGACATTTTATGAATGTGTTCTCATATGCAAGGTCAACAGTTTTTTAGTCGAGGCTGTTGGCCTTTTTATACCTCCTCATAATATTCCTTATAAATAATTTGAACTTAAGGCTTTAGAAATAAGCATTAGGCATATCAAGCACCCCAGATTTCGTCATAGTAGTCTGGGGTGTAAATTAAACTAACAGAACAAAAAAGGAAAATATACAATGAAACAATTAGAAGACAAAGATCTTGTGCTTATGGCACAAATTATAGATGCATCATCTCAGAAAGGTGTATTCAAAGCACCCGACCTAGCAATAATAGGTGATTTATACACAAAAGTTGTAGGATTACTACCAAAACAACCAGCCAAAGAAGAAGTAAACAATGAGCAAAAATAGAGTAGAACAAGAATGGTTAAACATACTCAAAGGATTTGCAGACGGTTACTGGAAAAAAGAAGTCGAAGAAGCACACAGTCTTTTTGATACACCTTATCCTGACAAAAGCGAAAAGGATTATATCAAAAAAACTACATTCTTAGACAATGGTAAACGTGCAAAACTTATGTTGTTGAAATATCTAGCACAAGCATCATCAGGTGCAGTGCATCCAACTGGTATGAATAACCAAGAAGAGAAAAGTGAAGCGGCAAAATTGCTTTCAATGGCACAAAAAAGGCTTGACAAAAAAGCAAATGAGTAATGTCCAAAATACCATTCAAAGTATTTTTAGACACGCTGAACATAATCAGTAATCAGACCACACCACCCGTACACCAAGAAATATGTGATTGGTTAGAAAACACTGACGACCACCCTAGACGTGGATTACAAATGTTTAGGCATGGTGGCAAATCGTTTTTGATAGGTGCGTATGTTTGCTGGAAATTGTTTCACGATCCTAACTGGAGTTGTCTATTAATATCAGCCAAACGTAATCTAGCATTAAGGAACAGTTTGTTCATACGTAACATGATTGAGTCACACCCCATGTTGCAGGACATGAAAAGTGATCTGTATCAATGGAAAGCAGAAACGTTCACAGTGGAGCGACCCATAATGCAGTTGAACCC